TATTTGTGTTTAATCCTGCTAGATATCTTTCTATAAATCCGCCAGCACCTCCACCTCCCCCCAGGGTAACGCCTCCAGCACCTCCTCCTGCTATAGCCAAATATTGTATTGAACTTATATTTGGGGCAAGAAGTGCTGCTTGATATTGAGGAAGTAATCCGTCGGCAAATGATTTATTTCTAATTGTGCGAGCAGAATTGCTAACAATAGCCATTAGGTTATCTCTGTTCCAAATAGATTAAATGTTACATTTCCTTGTACAGACATAACAGTAATTACATCAGTATTTGCCAGGGTTAAACCTAAGGTCAATCCTAATGAATCTTGTAATTGTAAAGGTGTATCAAATGCAATAAATTGTGCAGTTGTTAGTGTTGCGCCAGATCTTCTAGCAGCAACTCTAAATGTAACATTTGATGAAGATACATTACATACGTTTAATGTTGAAACGATTGCTTGTTTTCCTGCAGGAACAGTATATAAATCTGTGTAAGTATTAGCCGCAGGAACAGATTGTCCTAAAATTTTGTAATCTAATGCCATTTTTTTATTTCCTTATACGCCCATTAGCATAAATGGGTGCGGTACGTTTAGAGTTAGTATTGCTGTTCCGGTGGAATTTGCCCTCAATTCTATACCATTGGTGGCAACCATCATTCTAATAATGGTATTACCTGTAATACTTGTACTTTTAATTGTCGTTAGTGGCATAAATTCTCCGATTTTTTATATATTTATATCAATCTTGTTTAGAGACCAAACCTTGCTCGCTGGGCATTATAATTTTGAGTTATTTGAACACTGGTTAATGCAGTATTGTATATACGAACTATAGCAACAGCACCACCTAAATAGCTACGAGCCTCTTGCGGTAAACCGAATGATGATGGTGCACCAACAACCATACCTTGGAAACTACTAGTAGGAGATCGATAAAATTCGTCAGAGGTCGCTTCTGTAGCAGCTAAAGCGCCGTTTATATACAAATTTAGTTTACCTGTGGTATTATTATATGTCCCAGACATATACAACCAACCTGTGTCAAAGTATGTACTCGCATTATTTGTAGATAATACTTTTTGAAAATCTGTTCTAAAATAGCTATTAAAAAATTTATTAGTTGCTATTTGCCCCATACCCAAAGAATAATTAGTTCGACTGCCTTCCAACTCTGAAATTACGCAAAAATTAGATGTGGTAATATTGGTACTATTAGGATACCACCAACTTTCTACAGTATAATTGTTAATACTGCTTAATGATGTTGTACAACGTGCCCATTGAAGTTTCGAATTATCAAATTGAAGATGCCCACCATTTGCACTATTATATGTTGGAGGGTCATCTGTCCAAGCGCCTGTTCCATTATTATATAAAGTAAAAACTTTTGAACCTATTAAATCTGTCCAAGTATTACCACTACCGGGATAACTTGAAGCATTGCCCGCATCCAAGTGTAATAGCAATCCTGTAGTTATAATAGATGGGGCAGCTGCTGCCACGGTAACAGGTGGTCTCATAACCATTCCGCCTGATGCTTGCATTCCTCCGGTTAGTATCATATTGATCCTATTTTTATATGTGTCCTATGTACTCTGCATTGTATCTGACCATTGTAATAATTTTCAGTTTCTAATACTCTGCGATCCATTTGTTCTCTTGCCTCAAGATAATTACAAGATCCTTTATTCGGACAAATATGTAATATCTCTCTGATAAATTTGTCGGCGCCAAGCGCATCTACATCTTTTTTAACTTCTTCAGATGAAGACCAATAATCGCGCCAGTCTGATTCTACTTTAAGTCTTTTCTTTTTACCTTTAACTACTTTAGTTTTACGAAACCAAAATAGTTTTTTTCCTATATACTTACGTCCAGTAATAGTATTAGTAATCAAATATACATAACCATATGCATTTTCTGGAATGATTTCTAAAGGAGAATTATTATAAAGCCACATAAATACCTATCTAAATAAGTATTTATTATTCGGCAATCTCCCATAAATCCCCGCCCTCTACGAATTTATTATAGTCATCTCTAGGAGGTACAAGGAAATAATCATCAGGGTCTGTCATAACTTCGCCTAACCGCTCAGTAGGTAAACCGTTACCCATAGCTCCGGTTTTTAATAACATAGTTGTTTGAATAGACTTTTTATATCTGTGTCCTTCAGATTCTTCTCTGGACATGTATTCTTTTTGTTTTTCGGAGAATACTTTTTTCTGGTCGGGTGTCCAGTCCCTTGAATTGGCACAAGCCCGGCAACAATAAGTGCCAGGCTTGGTATGTTCAGTCCCGCATTTAGGACAAGTCTTCGTCTTCGATATCTTCGTATTGTTCATCCTGCTGATCCTCATCCATACCAGCACCGCAGAATGGGCAAAACTCTACTTTATAATACTTTGCATCAAGATCATGATTTATCTTGAAGACCGCATCACACTCGACGCACTCGTGATGTTTCCTTGCCATTCTAGCCCCCTTTTCTTAGCTTCTGCTTCAAACACTCGTAAACGAAGATCAGATGAACTAAAGAAATGATCTCGCTTATTAAAGTAAATTTCTATTTTGCGTTTTTCGCAAATTTCTTTTCCTGTAAATTCCACATCCTTATATTCTTCTCCAAGAATACGAACATCAATAGGCAATGCCATAAAGATATCTTCTAATTCTTTTTCAGTAGAATATACAATAATTTCATTTACATGCTTGCATGCCGATACTTGTATCTGTCTTTCAATAATAGATTGAACAGGTTTGTTTTTACTTGTTCTATCCAATGTTGGATCAACTTGTATTGCAGCAATTAAATAATCACACTGGCGTTTTGCTTCTTCAAGCATTATAACATGACCAGCATGAAAAAGATCAAATGTACTACAAGTTATACCAATTCTAGTTTTACTCATATTTTCTCCACTTCAATATTACATTTATTTAAAAATTCTATACCATCAGTATTTCTATACTGGGTACGATAAAAAACTTTATTTATACCCGCTACATGAATCAATTTTGCACAATCAAAACAAGGTGAATGCGTTAAGTACATTGTTGCATTTATGCCTGATTCAGAAGAACGAGCCAATTTACCAATGGCATTTGCTTCGGCATGAAGTACTTCAGGTTTAGTTTTTAATCCTCTGTTAATTAAAGTTTGCAGTTCTCCGAACACGGCATCTGAAAACCCTATGTCTTCATATTCGCAATCGTTATCCCAACCTGCAGGTGTGCCATTATAACCTATAGAAATTACTCTATCATCTTTAGTAATAATTGCACCAACCTTTAACCTTTTAGCATAGGATAATTCAGCATATCCTTCTGCTGCTTTCATATGTGCATAATCAATTTTGTTCGGCATCCCATTTACCTTCTGGACAAGATTGTCCCTTCATCATTGTCTTGCCCCATATAGCACATCCACACGAATTGCAAAATTTTGCACCTACAATTATTTTTAAATGCTCACATGAATTACAAATTAATCTTCTTTTGTCAATAAATGATATAGGTTGCTCTTGCATTTACGCTGCCTTTCCCCAAACATCATGCCAATCGCCTGACAATGCACCCTTCGCATAATCAGTTGCTCTGTTCTCAAAGAAATTAGTATGTGTAGGTGCATTAATCATTTCCTCTACCCAAGGCAAAGGATTCTTTTTGCGCTTAAAAATACCTTTTAAGCCAAGACTAATCAAACGTCTATCAGCAATGTATCGAATATATTCTTTTACTTCCTGCTCTGTTAGGCCCTCGATTGCGCCTGAACGGAAAGATAGTTCAATAAATTTATCTTCAAGACTAACCATCTTCTCCGCAATCGAGTATATTTTGCCTTTGAGATCATCATTCCATACCTCTTTATTTTCTTCTATGTATGTTCTGAAAAGTTTAATCATTGCTTCGGCATGCTGCGTTTCATCTACAATAGACCAGGTAACGATCTGACCCATGCCTTTCATTTTACCATGACGAGGAAAATTAAGTAACATAATAAAGGAAGAGAATAATTGCATTCCCTCAGTAAATGCAGAGAATACAGCAATATGTTTTGCAGTGGATGCAAGGTCACCGTTCTTAGAACTTAGATCAAGAACATACTCATGCTTATCTCGCATCTCTTGATATTCTAAAAATTGATTATACATTGTTTCTGGTAGACCAAGTGTCTCAATCAAATGGCTATATGCAGCAATATGAAGAGCTTCTCTTGCGGCAAATCCCAACAGCATCATACGAATCTCTGGCTGAGGAAAATATGGAAGATAGTTCTTTACATAACCACCCGCCACATCAATATCACCTTGAGTAAAAAATCTAAAGATGTGTGTTAGGAATTGTTTTTCCTCAGTTGTAAGTTTCTTTTTCCAATCTTTAACATCTTCAAGCATTGGCACTTCTGTATGTAGCCAATGTGACTGTTCATGTTTCAACCAAGCATCATACGCCCAAGGATAGAAAAAAGGCTTGAAAGAATTTCTTTCATCTGTTACTCTTGATTTTTTACTGTTAACCATTAATCCATTCCCTTAATTCGCTAGGAGTTTTTACTCCAGTTATTTTCTTTAAAACTGCATTGTCTTCTACCATTACTAAAGTAGGAACAGACCTAATCCCATATTCTATCGCAACATCGGGATATACGTCAATATCAACAACTTCGATAGGCAAACCTGTTTCTAAGTTTTCTAATTGTTTGGCCATTGTTTTACACGGCATACACCAAGATGCCGTAAATCTTAAAATCTTCTTCACTTAATTATATCCTTTTTCTACATTTTTATCCTTTTCTTGACACTTGTTACAATTGCATTCTGTACAATCGCATCCATCTGTCAAGCAACTTAGACCACAATGTGCTTCGCAGCCACATCTACATTTATATTGTATATATCGTTCGTGTAAAAATTGTTCTGGCATTTTTGTTTCCTTATTCGGTCATTCGCCATTTGTTCTCGGGCATTCCATAGTCCCACTTTGGATCCATCTCAACATTCCATCTGGTAGTAGCAACATTAAAGTCTGGTATTTTCATCTGTTTAGGATTAGACGCAGGTTCTAAAATAACAATACGATTATTTGGTTGTGCTGCAAATTGTCCATTGTCACACTTGATGAAGTTAAAGGATTTATGATCCTCAACATCCTCGCTGTGTCCGCAATCAAGAATATTAAAATCGGAATGTGCAGAATCAACAGTAAAAAGATATTCACCTTCCAACCATGATCCATCCTTCATTTTAATTTTGCATCTCATATTTGCTATCATTGCTTTTTTAATTACAGTGATATCATATGACATGCTGTTCCACAATTGCAAAAAGTCTAAAGGATATGGAGTACCCTCTATCGGTTTCCAGCAATAGGCATGCAATGGTAATTTATCATATAATGCGCCATAGTTATTTAAGTATGACTCAATTCTAAATGCTTGACTTCTTTGTGATTTAATTGTTAACCACCAGCATGGTTCAAGTTCATCATGTCCTTTTTGAAAATCGTAAAGAAACTCTCTTCTAACAAAGGCTTTTACTGGTGGTAAGTTTGCAACTATATGAGCCATTTAACCCTCGCATGCCAAACAGGCATCTCCCTCAACCATTGCCTTCATATCTAATTCTTTGATTACTTCTCTCTCAATTTTCTTAGATACTTTATCCGCTTTACCAATTTTCTCAGAGCGGCAATAGTATAATGTTTTCAATCCTAGCTTCCATGCCATAAAATGTACAGCATGCAAATATTTTACGTGTGAATCTGGTCTAAAGAATAAATTAACAGATTGTGCTTGGTCAATATATTGCTGACGATCTGCCGCGTGTTGTACAACCCAACGCTGATCTATCTCCATAGATGTTTTAAAAACATCTTTTGTCCATTCATCCATCCATTCTAAGTGTTGACAAGACCCATCATTGGCAATGATAGATGACCAAATTTCATCTACCGCTGCTTGATCGCAAGCCTGCTCTGGATTACCATGTTGTAAATATTTTTTAATAATATTATCTAACCATTTATTTTTATTCAACATTGAGCCGCTTAAGGTATCTTGCCTATAAGCATTAGCACGCAAAGGCTCAATAGAAGGACTAGTATTGCCCATGATAATAGAGGAAGAAGCATTAGGAGCGATAGCCAACATATGGCTAAACCTACGCCCAGTGCCAACAGCATCAGGCGCCTCACCCCTTTCTTTACCCAAGTCAATATTTGCTGCATCTAAACCCCCACGAATGTGTTTGAATATTTGATGATTGCGACCTACTGCGAGTGACGATTCCCACGGAATATTGTTTCGTTGCAGATAAGCATGCCAACCCAAAGCGCCGATGCCAATGCTGCGCTCACGCATTGCAGAATACTTAGCCCGTCCGATTGCTGAAGGAGCATTATCAATAAAATACTGAAGAACATTGTCAAGCATTTCTGCAACATCACGAAGGAATATAGTATCATTTTTCCAGTCATCATAGTACTCCAAATTTAAAGATGATAGGCAACACACCGCTGTTCTATCTTTATCGGTAGGTAAAATAATTTCAGAACATAGATTAGATTGTCTGATACTTAAACCTAGATCTTTTTGAAACTGAGGCATTGCTCTATTACTGGCATCAATAAAGTGCAAGTAAGGTTCACCTGTTTGCATTCTCATTTCAATAATGCGTTGCCATAGTTCTCTGGCGGAAATAGTATCTCTAACTTCTTTGGTGTGAGGATCTTTTAATTCCCATGTATCATCTGCATCTTTATTAATCATACAATGTTCAACCAATTGCATAAAGTCATCAGTAATATTAATACCGTGATGCAAATTAAGTGTCCTCATATTAGGATCACCTGTCGGTTTTCTCATTTCAAGAAATATGAGAATGTCGGGATGAGAGATATCCAGATAAGCAGCATAACTACCGCGCCGAGTCCGCCCTTGGCGGTAAGCGAGTGAGGATGCATCATAAGTGCGAAGATGAGGCATAACGCCAACAGATTTATCATCAGCAGAACGAATACCAATACCAATTCCTACACCTCCGCCTAACATTGATAGCCAATTTACTTCGGCAAGAGTGTTGACAAGACCTTCTGCACTATCATCAAGATATGGTAAAAAACAGCTAATAGGAAGACCCCGCTTGCTCCTGCCAAAAGAAAGAATAGGAGTAGAGTACGATAACCAATGTTTGCTAGAATACTCATAAAGTCTTTGAGCGTGTTCTTGATTTGATCCGAACGATTTTGATACAAATGCAAATCTTTCTTGAGGTGATTTTTCCTCATCCTTCATGTAACTTTCTTTTAATCTTTTTATTCCCAATTCATCAAATAAACTATCTCTAGAATAATCGACATTAATCCCATGGACTACATCTTTAGTCATCTTCTCTCCAATTTTTGTTATTTTATTGATTCAAATATATTTTTCTGCACACCATACCATTCAATCCATGCGTCATTTTTAATAGCGCATTCATAGTATGTAGTATAATTTATTGTGACAGTTTTTGCTACATCGCTTAGCTTTGCATCAGCATTTAGTTTTTCTAATTGAGGGCATTGTTGCATAATAGTCGCAGGTGCATCTGGAAATTTTGCAGTAACGGGTACTACTGTAGAACATCCCGCGCACATTACAACGAAAAGTATTGCTATTATAACAAACAATATAGTACTAATCTTTTGCTGACTTTCATAATTTTTCATTTCGTTGCTGCCCTATTATGTGCTTCAATAAATTCTTTTGGTATCTCGCATTGTCCGCCAGGAAGAAACTTAGTATCATACTTGACAATTTCTTTATCTATATACTTAACTATGTCTTGACCTTTTTGCTTAACTATTTGAGTCTTAGTAACAACTTTTTCAACCAATTTTATATTTTCTTTTGCGGATTGTACTTCAGCTTCTGCTACCTTGGCTTCCATTTCTTTTACTCTTGCTTGCCAAACTTCTTCATTTGAGATTGCACCCACCATAAAGAGACCAAAGGCAAAGGTAATCGCGGATGTGGTACCCACGATTTCTTTATAGTATTTTGGTAAGAATTTTGCGATTAAAAGACCAATACCTGCACCGAATAAAATGTAGTAAAATATCCAGTTAGGTAAGAATTGAAGAATCCACATTTTTTGCCCCTAGAGCTATTATATATTTGTTTGTAACTCTTTAGAAAGAGGAAAAACTGTAGCAATTACTTCTGCACAAGCCTTCGCAATATTTATATGTTCCTTCTGTGTTCCGTTCTCAGATCTCAATTGAATGTAATGTATCCAACTGCGGAGTGTGCCGGCCATATACAAACGGCTTACAGTTAACCCCTCAG